TACTAAAGGTGCTGATATTGAAATGGATATTAGTTTTGTTGATGGAGTAATTCAAGCAGAGAATAGCCCGTACATTGGTAGAGGTCTTTATGATGAAAGCGAAGGATTCTATTTTAGAGCTAATCGTGACTTCTTCGGTGTAAGTTTAGAGCAGCTTAGAAATAGCTTCCCGTATCACATTGACGGTTATAAGTTTGAATATGCCGGCTTTAGTGAATATGAAGTAGATGATGACCGTACTTGGTCTGAAAGTATTGGCTTTACTATTAGTAAAGATGGAAAAAACGTATTAAAGTAAAAAATAAAAGTTATGTTAGTATTTAAAGATTTAGAATGGAGAAGTTGGCAAGATGGTGTAGCATCATCCCCAAAATTTGATAATGGATTTAAATTAAGTATAGTTGCAGGTCCTCATAAATACAGTACACCTAAAGATGAAAGTAATTCACCTGATGATTTCGCTTCATTTGAGGTAGCAGTATTTGCTCCTGATGGTGATTTTACACGTGAATTCTTCCCTGAAGATCATAATGATGATGTTTTAGGTTGGCAAGATAGAGGTCAAATTAATGCTTTAATGTTATTAATTCAATCTAAAAAATAATATGGTACAGGTACTAAGGAGAACAATACTGCTAATAAGCTTAGGAATACTATTCCAGAAATGTCAAGCACAAAAAGTATTCACTACAGATGCAACATGGAAGTCCGGAATCAAGGTATGTGTAGTAGATCAAGCTTATAAAGCAGACTTGGTAGTATATAATGTAGATTATAATTGGCAAGCTAAAGGTAATAAAGGGCTATGGAAGACTGTAGAGCATTCCTGGCAGGCAGATTATACTGTCATATTTGTAAAGCATTCCTGGCAGGCAGATCTAAATATCTACTACTGCCGGAATCAATACCAAGCTGGATGGAGAGATGATAGATTAAAGTACCTATTAAACTAATTATAAGAGTATGGCGTATTCAGAAAAAGTAATTGATCATTACCACAATCCTAGAAACATTGGAAAGCTAGATAAAGATTCCAAAACAGTAGGTACTGGACTTGTAGGAGCACCTGAGTGTGGTGATGTAATGCGTTTGCAGATCGATGTAGACGATGCTACCGGAATAATCAAAGATGCTAAATTCAAAACCTTTGGATGCGGATCAGCCATTGCTTCTTCCTCATTAGCTACGGAGTGGTTAAAAGGTAAATCTGTTGATGATGCATTAGCAATTGACAATATGGAAATCGTAGAAGAGTTAGCTTTACCCCCTGTCAAGATTCATTGCTCTGTGTTAGCTGAAGATGCTATAAAAATGGCAATCAATGACTATCGTCAGAAGCAAGGATTAGAACCTATCGAAGACACTAAAAAGCATTATTAAGATTATATGATTACGATATCTGAAAGAGCAGCCAAGCAAGTTAGCACCCTTATGAAGAATGAGAATTTAGGTGAGGAGTATTTCGTAAGAGTATCTGTTATAGGGGGAGGATGTTCCGGATTGAGTTATAAGATGGATTTTGATGATGAAAGTCAAGAAGGTGATCAAGTATTTGAGAGTAATGAATATAAAATCGTTTGTGATATGAAAAGCTTCCTATACTTATGTGGTACTGAATTAGACTTTACAGACGGCTTGAACGGAAAAGGTTTTCAATTTAACAACCCTAACGCAAATAGAACTTGTGGATGCGGTGAAAGTTTTGCAGTATAATTTTATGGATATAATAGTAGTAGTATTAATCACCGTAGTTTTGATAGCTATGAGTTTAAAATAGAAAGTTATGGAAAATTTAGTTATTCTAACAAAACAAAATGTTGACGATTACCAACTCACAGACTCATTTAAAAATGATGTTCTAATATATGACGATGAAAATATAATCAATGCTTATTCTCGATTTGAATTTGCAATTAACCCTGACACAAATCATCTATACTCAAGACATATAGTTTTAGGCAGAGTTAAAGAGTGGGAAGAATATACACCCAATCATTAAAGCACCATTAAGTAATTAAGTTATGAATACGTTAGATAGACAATATAGTAGATTGCTAGAAACCGTCTTAGAGTACGGGAAAGTAAAAACTGACCGTACCGGTACAGGTACTAAAAGTATCTTCGGATATACTATTAGACACAGTATGAAGAACGGCTTTCCTTTACTAACTACAAAGAAGATGGCAGTCAAGACAATGATGACTGAGTTAAAATGGTTCTTAAAAGGGGACACTAACATTAAGTACTTAGTAGATAGCAAGTGTAACATTTGGAATGGTGATGCTTATAAGAAGTATAAAGAAGCTATTGCTGAAGTAGGGTTATTTGACAGTATGATGAGTCAAGAAGAATTCATTACTAAAATTAAAACTGATGATGAGTTTGCTGCTAAGTGGGGTGAGTTAGGTCCTATCTATGGTAAACAATGGAGAAATTGGGGACACGGGGTTTTAGAAAACAAACATTTAGGACAGATAGACCAAATCAAAAATCTAATCAACGACCTTAAAACAAACCCAGACTCAAGACGATTGATGGTTTCAGCTTGGAATGTAGGTGAATTAGACCAAATGGTTTTACCACCGTGCCATTACGGATTCCAGTGTTATGTATCTAACAATAAACTATCCCTGATGTGGAATCAAAGAAGTGTAGATATCCCGTTAGGGCTTCCATTTAATATAGCCTCTTACGGAACCCTCCTATTACTCTTATGTGAAGAGACTGGATACGAACCTGGAGAGTTAATCGGAAATTTAGGAGACTGCCACATATACTCAAATCAGATAGAAGGAGTACGGGAGCAGATTAGCAGAGATGGCTTCAATCTACCAACCATCAAGCTATCTAATGTAGATATACTAAACGGTGAGTTTGACTACGAACTAGTAGATTATCAATCTGCAACACCAATTAAATTTCCCCTCTCTAATTAAGTTGTATTTTTGACTTAAAGTTCTTATCTTTAGGTAATGGAAGAAGTTGATACTAAAGTATATAGAGTAGGGAACGAAGATTTAGTCTTAGAAGAAATTAGTAAACTTCGTCCTTTAAAGTATAATAAATTTCAATGGTGGCGTAGGTTTGCATCTCCGAATAAACCTTTAGAAGATAAAGCTCCTTTGATTGATAAGATCAAGAACGGAGACTTAGAATTCTCAAACTACTTCTGGCAGGCATTATATACTGAGTTAGAACTTAATGCAAAGAGAGAGGAAGCTAGGGATGGGATAGAGTGGATTGAAACTACTCAAGTAGATAGGGCAAGAAGAAAGCGTTTATGGGAAGATTTTGAAAAAGATGAAAGTAAGAAGCTAGAGTATATTAAAAAACAATTCGTAAAGACCTTTAAGATGACTTTAGAAGATTACGAAGAACAGTTAAGCAAGACGACTGGAACCTTAGAAGATTTATATTACACCTGTGAAAACCTATTCGGACTTAAACCAGGAAAGATTAAAACAACTAAAGTAAAAAGACAACCTAGAGTAGTAAAGTATAGACGTCCGTAAATGGAAGATAAAAAACCAGATAACATAGCATGGGATGAGGAAAAGCAGAAGTATAATGCTTCAATTCTACCCTATGCTACAAATGTAAGCGGACCTGTCATACAGGTAGACGACGTAGGAGCTTTTAAACAAAAAGGTATACAGAAAGCTCAAAAAACCTTTACGGCAAAATACAACGAACTAAAAGAAGAGTGGAAGCATTTAATAGACGAAGTACAGTTAAACGAACTAATCTATAGTGCAAGATATTCTTTCGAACCTATAATAGGAGAGGTATACCACCTGTATATAAATAAAGATGATAAATACTTTCTATCCTTGATAGGACCTAAGGAATGGAAGAAAGAATTTGTAACTTCTGTACGCTTAAACTCAGAACATAAATGGGTATATTTAAACGAAGATTAGTGCTATTTATTAACATATGCGAAAAAGTAATACGCTTAAAAAGGTAGAGCTAGAGCAACAAGAGTTTTGGGACAGCACAAGAGTACCACCTCCATTTAGAAGTAAAAAGAAATACAAACGTAAAGAGAAATATAAACCAGATTATGAACAAAGGAGGAACTAAGGGACTTTTATTTGAAGCGTTAGACAGACAATTTAAAGAAAACCAGGAAGGCGGTGATGCACTTCCGGAAAAAGAAACCCAGCTACCTTTTCAAGAGAGGTTAGAGTATTATAAAAACTATTTTACTAACGTATCTCCATCCACGTTCAATATTGATATCGAAGATGAAGCTATAGTCATAACTGGGATAGATGAACCATACCCTGAGAATTTTAATGATGTAGAGGATACTAGGCAAGTTCCTGTACAAACGGAAAATATGACTAAGGGCAGATTAAAGGAGATAATAAAACAATCTCTAGAAGAAGAGAAGAAGAATATTCACGAACCGGTTAAACCTGGTATTCTGAAGAAGAGATTAGGTAAACTATCCTGTACTAAGGTTAGAAGAGAGAGGCAAGGTTTGAAGAATAAAGGAACTCATTATGCTAAAGCCTTGTCACGTTACATAAATTATCACTGCGACGGAAAATATTAAAACAGCCTATTTATTAGTATATAACGGTGGAGGTTATATAACTTAATAAACAAAGATATTTACGCTATTGGCGAGTAGGACTCCACCTCCGAAAGCCGTAGCGTTTTTTTATACATGATAGGAATATACAAAATAACAAATCCTTCCGGAAAGGTTTATATTGGACAAGCAATAGATATTGAAAGAAGGTGGAGAGATCATCACCATAAGAGTAATTGGGCACCGGTTAAACTCTATAACTCCTTTAGGAAGTATGGAGTAGATAATCACATCTTCGAAGTTATAGAACAGTGCGAGAAAGAGGATCTTAATCTCAAGGAGAGGTACTACCAAGATAAATATAACGTGCTTGAAGAAGGCCTTAACCATGTCTTACAAGATGCTGATGAGAAGTCGAAGGTGTACTCTGAGGAAGCTAGACTTAAAATGTCAGAAAGAGCTAAAATGAGATCTTGTATCAACCTTAAAGAATATAGTAGTAATATAAAAGGTAAGAGTTATGAAGAAAGGTACGGTAAGGAAAAGGCTGCAGAGATATTAAAGAAGAAATCTAAAGCTAGTAAAGGATATAAGCATTCAGAAGGAGCAAAGCAGAAGATGTCTAAATTTAGAAAAGGTAAACCTATCAAAGTTCATCAAGGGAGAAAGAAAGTATATATTCCAGAAACAAATAAATGGCATTTCCTAAACGAAGAACTATTCCAAAAAGCTCTTAAAGGAGGTACTATCTTTAAGTTAGAAGATGCTATTTATTATACTAAATACCACAAACTAATATACAGCTATAGATGAAACTAACCCCCAACCAGTTTAATAGTCAAGGCTACTTCCTAAATCCTACAGAGGATATTGAAACTCTAAAAGACAGAGATTCAGTGAACCTCCACGACCAGAACGGTTATCATTTAACAGAAGCAGAACAAGCTTTCCTTGATACAAATGGATATGAGACCGTAGAGAGGAGAGTAGAGGACTGTATTAGACAGGATTGGCTTGTATGGGATAGTAGAGATAAAGCACACATCAATCATTCAGACTTATTTGAAAGAAAAGGATTTCAAGGAGAGGCATTAGAGCAATTAGAATATTACGCAAAGTATAATCCAATGCTCTATAAGGTAGCAAAGATGAAACCTAAATGGGGAATCGATATCAGCATCGACTATGTAAGTGAAGATAGAGTATTTGAAGTATTTCATTATGAATGGGATGCTTTTGAATTCGATTTAGTACAAGAGAAAAAGGAAGAAATAGAGAAGTTCGTATTAAGTCAAGACTGGGCTGATGTTGCAGAAGCATTATGG